GACGCTCTTCTTGCTAATAACCGCGATGAACGCAATGAATACCGTTCTGGTAGCCTGCAAGGTAATACGCAGCGACATCAACAGAAGGTTGCGGAAATACCCACAGCATTGTATCATCAGCTGATTCAAGAGCTAGGACAGCCCAAAGATACCCCTAAAGGCTGGAAGAAATGGCTCAATGACTATGATAACAGGTTCTTAAGAACAAGTGGCGGTAGAGTATAATGGCAATCGGAACTTACGCAGAACTTAAAACGGCGATTGCGAACTTCTTAGCTCGTGATGATTTAACTGACCGTATCCCTGAGTTTATCTCTCTTGCAGAGGCGCGTATGAGCCGTGAGCTTGGCACACGCTCTCAGACAAAACGTGCTAACGCTACACTGTCTGCTGGCGATGCGTTTGTCTCTCTGCCAACTGATTTGCGTTCTATTCGCTCTGTAAAGCTAAATACAACACCTGCTGAAGTGCTTGAGTATTACACGCCTATGGCGCTTGACAGCCACTACACATCTAATGCAACAGGCAAGCCTCGCGCCTATACAATCTTTGGTAGCGAGATTAAGTTTGCACCTACACCTGATAGCGCCTACACGGCAGAGCTTATTTACGGTGAGGGTGTAGATGAGTTGTCTGACAGTAACACTAGCAATACAATCTTAACTCGTCATCCTGACGCATATCTATATGGCTCTTTGGGCGCTGCTGGTGTATATTTGATGGATGACCAGAAGACTGCTTTGTATGAGCAGTTGTTTACACGCGCAATTACAGAGATTAAACGTGAAGAAGCTGAGAGTCAGTTTGCTGGTTCTGCTCTTCAAATGAAATCTGATTACGGAGAATAGACATGAGCGCAATGAGCGATTATTTGGAAGATGCCTTCCTTGACCACTTCTTAGGCACAAGCAGCACCTCTGCTCCTGCCGCTGTTTATATTGGGCTGCACACTGCTGACCCGACTGATGCTGGCACTGGCGCTGAAGTAAGCGGCAACGGCTATGCGCGTCAGGCTATGGCGTTTGGTGCGTCATCATCTGGCACTGCCTCTAATAGCGGTGCTGTTGAGTTCCCTGCTGCCTCTGGTGGTAACTGGGGTACGATTACGCACATCGGTATTTACGATGCTTCGTCCTCTGGCAACCTGCTGTTCCACGCAGCATTGACGGCTTCCAAGACAATTAACGATGGCGACATCTTTAAGGTAGCAGCTTCAGGCGTTGACATTACGGCGGCCTAGTCATGGCTGACATCGTAGGGCCAACACTTGAGCAGTTAGATAACTGGGGTGACTTAGACAGTCTCCCGTATTCACTAGATAGTTCTATCTGGCTGACTGCTGCCCTGCGTGAGGGTGAATCTACCCCATCCACATCTGCATCTGTAGCCGCTGTTGGCTTTGGTATCTTTGACGGTGCTGCCGCAGCATCTACATCATCCACCGTAACCTCTGAAGGCATACGCATCCAGCTTGGCGCGAGTAACATAAATGTTACCAGCACTGTCGCCGCTGATGGTATCCGTATCCAGTTTGGCGCGTCTGCGCTTGCTGGGCCGTCCACAATGTCGGCAGAGGGTGTGCGTATTGTTGTCGGCGCTGCCCAACCATCTGTATCGGCTATAGCGACAGCGGAAGCTATTAGGGTTGTCATTGGTGCATCGTCACCGTCTGCAAATGTCTCCGTATCTGCTGACGGTATTCGCATCCAAATTGGTGCATCATCTATCTCTTCCTCTGCAAGTGTTAGCTCTGCTGGCATCCGTGTGCGAGTTGGCGATAGCTCTGCATCTACATCTGCGTCTGTCAATGCAGAGGGTGGCCTGCTTGCTATCGCTACATCTAGCCTGCAAACCTTTGCTACCATCCCAGATGTCACTGCTAACTTTGAAGTGTTCGCCACAGCTAACCCGCAGCCTGTCGCTACAATAGCTGTAGAAGCTGAAAAACTAGGCGAATTGTGGGGTGTTATTGATGCCGAAGGTGAGGTATGGTCTGAGGTAGCAGATGAAGGTGAGAGCTGGACTGTGGTGTCTTCTGAAGGTGAGAGCTGGACACCGATTGCTGCTAGTTCTGATACTTGGACAAACGTGTCTGCTGGAAATGAAAGCTGGAGTTCGCAATGATTAGCTTTGGGGAATTTTTACCTGACCAATCAGATTTTGGTAATGCAGGTGTCACGGTAGCTAACAATGTTATTCCTGCTGCTGCTGGCTATGAGAGTATGCAGGACATCTCTCCGATTAGCGGCGTTGCCGATGAGGTAATTGTAGGCATGTTTGCTGCTGCCGATGATGATGGCAATGTTGGTTTGTATGCCGCTGACCGCACAAAGATTTACAAGTTTGATACGACTGATGGTTCTTTGGACGACATCAGTAAGGCTGGCGGCTACAGCACTGGCGCAGAAGACCGTCCTCGTTTTGTTCAGTTTGGTGAGACTGTAATCTCCACTAACTTTGCTGACCCGATTCAAAAGATTACCGCTGCCGCCGCTGGATTGTTCTCTGACCTTTCTGCTGATGCACCGAAAGCCAAGTATCTTGCCGTGGTGCGTGACTTTGTAATGACTGGCTTTACTAATGACACAACGGACGGCAACAAGCCATACCGTGTGCGCTGGTGTGGTATTGGTGATTCTACAAGCTGGGCTGTGTCTGCTACGACTCAGGCTGACTTTCAAGACATTCAAGACATGGGTGATGTGACTGGACTTGTCGGCGGTGAGTATGCCACTATTCTTATGGAGAAAGGCATTGTGCGCGGTAGTTACATCGGTGCGCCACTGATATTCCAATTTGACAAGGTGGAGACAGTGCGTGGTTGTAAGGTTGCTGGCAGCGTTTGTAATGTTGGTCACAGTGTCTTCTATCTGGCTGATGACGGCTTCTATATGTTTGATGGTGAGCGTTCTCGCGCCATCGGTGCAGAGAAGGTAAACCGTTTCTTCTTGGAGGATTGGGACGGTGCATATGCTAAGAATATGACTGCCTCTGCTGACCCTCTGCGCCAGATTATTGTTTGGTCTTATGCGAGTACGGCGGCTACGAATGGTTCACCTGACAAACTTATTATCTATAACTATGCGCTTGATAAGTGGAGTACCGCATCTGTTGCTGTGGATATGGTTGCACCTATTTATACCGCTGGCTACACTCTTGAAGCTCTTGATGCTGCTTTTGGTAATCTTGACGTTCTACCTGCTTCTCTCGATGGTGCTGTCTATCGCGGCGGCGAGTTTCTATTTGCCGCTTCTAAAGACAAAAAAATCCAAACCTTCACAGGAAGCACACTGAGCGCAACAGTAGAAACTGCTGAGTTTGAGGTGCGTAAGGGTTCTCACTCGCTGTTAAACAATGTCATTCCATATGTTAGCTTGCGTGAAAACTCTACTGGCACAGTGACGGCGCAAGTTGCGTCTCGTAATCGTCAGGTTGACACGTTTACATTTAGTAGCGCATCTACGTTGAACAATGACAACTTCTGCCCTGTACGCTCTAACGGACGCTACCATCGGGTGCGTTTGAACTTGAGCGGCGAGTGGAAGAAGGCGCAGGGCATTGACGTTGATGCCAACACGATAGGACGCAGGTAATGGCTAACCAATACCGCAGACTTCCGAATATGGGTGGTACGCCTCGTGAGGTTGCGGAGGTGGTGAACAACCTTGTGGAAGGCAAGATAAACTCTACTGGCGCGTTTCAGTTGACTGCAAGCTCTACAACCACAACAGTTAGTGATTTGCGCGTAAACCCTAACAGTGTGATTCTTTGGACACCTAAATCGTCTAATGCAGCCCAAGAGCTATCTCATCTCTATATTAGTAGCGTGGGCAAGCAAACCTTCACGCTTACACATCGTAGCAACGCAAATACAGATGACATTCTTTTTCATTACGCTGTTCTAGGATAGCGTTTACAAACGGTGGATAACCGTATAAATTAAGGCCAGAGGTAAATAAAATGGCAGATGGAACTACAGAAACAGTAACCCAGACAGGTGTTGATGCCTTTGCTCAACCCTTCTTGCAATATGGTATGTCTGAGGCATTGCGCCAGTATCAGCAAGGCGCTCCGCAGTTTTATCAAGGTCAGACTTACGCTGGCTTTGCACCACAGACAGAGCAAGCACTGCGTATGCAGGAGCAACGCGCCGTAGCTGGTAGTCCACTGACACAACAAGCACAAGCAACGCTTGGCTCGTTTCTTGGTAGCACTGGCCCTGAAGGTCAGTATGTACCGCCTGCACAGTCTGGTCTGCTTACTGGTGCTATCCAACGTGCGCTAGACCCCGTACAAGCCCGTGTGCAAAGCCAACTGGCTCAACGTGGTCGTTTGGGTTCTGGTGCTGCTGATGACGTTACAGCCCGTGAATTAGGTGATGTGGCTGCTGATGTAGCCTATCGT